GGCGACAACGGCATATCCATTAAAGCCGTGAGGGAATTGTGGTTTTTTTCAGATTTCGGTAAGTATCGCGGATCACACACCATTTACTATATCGAACACCGTCAATAGGGCTTTTACGTTGTGCCATAGCACAGAGTACGAATTTCATCAGCGCTGTTGATGTTTTTGCGCTTCCGATCGGACCCATTATCATTGAAACATCGGCCCGATCCTCATAAAAAAGCTGCGATACAGGGCCAGTAGGTTCATATGTCACACTAAATGTTGTCATGTCACTCCCCCTAACCCCCTAACCCCTAATATTTTTTCACCACTTTTTTTTGCTAAATTACAAAATTCAGAGCAAAAGTGTGCACTAATGGGCGAACAGGAAAAGTAAAGGCGCGATTTCGAGACCCCAGTTTGTATATAGCGCCATATCAATGAGGGGGTGGGGGAGGTCTTTGCAGTGGTGCTGGTCATGCGATACAGCTTATAACTAATAATCTGTATCAGTTTGGATAATCGTTTGATTTCAATAGGATGAGTAAAAGCGGTAAACAATCCACGGTAAACATTGATTTTATCAGTCCGATAACTCATTGATTTTGCTCGATTTTTTTAGGGTCTATAATCTCGATCGTTTCTGCATCGATGATCTCGACCTTGGCTTTGCTCTGGATGTCATGATAAGCAGCTGTTACCACCATTGTCAAGTTAACCAGGCCTTTCTCTGTTTCGATCTCAATCGCTTGCGGTAGCTTCTGGTGTACATAAGGAGCCAGCTGCTTGGCTGCATCCATCTGGATCTTAAACGCTTCCTCTAATGTACAGTGAAGCTCAAGAGCCAATCCGGCCGTTGGCCTGGAGTAAGTCTCAGCAAACATAATTAACGGCGAACGATAATTATTCAGCAAATATTCCGTCCAGTCCTCTGTGCGCTTGTTCTTACTCCCTTTTGGCCGTCCTGGTCCGCGTTTCTCGCCGGTCTCGTCAATATCCATCTCGACCGCTTCGAAATGATCCACATCGCGCCCGGTCTCGATCAGCGGCAATGATTGCTGTTCCATTGCCGTCTGAATTAAATCATCATCAGAAAGAGAGGTCATCATATTACGCGCAATAATCTTGTTATTTTCCTGATCAATCAGTTTTGTCTTTTTTCCTGCCATATCAATATCTACCTATTATTTAATTCATTATCACAAGCCAAATTTAAAGAAAAGTAAATTATTTTAACAATTGCCCTTGACATAGTGGCATTATGCCATTAGTTATTAATTACGAGCAAAACAAATTAAACAAAAGGAAATCAACAAATGAAACAGTCAGACGCAGCAAATATTTTAAATCTAGCCGGCGAAATCACACCAAAAGAAGTTAAGCAATCCTACAGATCCGCAGCAAAAAAATATCACCCGGATATCAATCCAGCCGGCAGTGAAATGATGAAAATTATCAACGAAGCTTTTGAGACACTCAAAGAGTTTTCAGGGACTTTAGAAAATGAAGAAGTAGAATTTTCTTATCCGGACCAGGTGAACGCAGCATTAAATGCAATCTTCGATTATCCCGGTTTAAAAATAGAAATATGTGGTTCATGGGTTTGGGTAACTGGTGAGACCAGGGAGCATAAAGAAACATTAAAAGAAGCCGGTTTCCGTTATGCCAGTAAAAAGAAAGCCTGGTCATATCGTCCAGCCGGTTGGAAATCTCGCAACCGCCGCGAAAATTCCATGCAGGATATTAGAGAAATGCACGGATCCCAAGAATATAAACGACAACACCGGCCCGCATTGGCCGCCGCTTAAATAATCAATCCTTGGCCCTGTTCACGCGGGGCCAATAGTGGATTATTTAAAAGGAGCTTAGAAAATGGAAGCCACCACAGAACGATTAATAGAAATAGCGTCAAATGTAGCGCCGTTGATAACCGGTCGCTGGAAACATGATAAGAGGCCAGCTGACAACGATTATAATCATAACCGCCAAAACTCAACCATTTTTAATGTTGATCGTCCGGAAATACGATTTTCAATTACTAGAGGTTTTGCTTATGCAGACCGCTTTAAAGCACAAGTCTCCGGTGATTTTTCCAGATTAAGAAGGGAATATACGGGCTATTTTGAAAGTTCTAGTATTAAATTTTCATACGAGCGCAATTTTAGATCAATAGCAAATGATATTAACAATAGATTTTTACCTGATTTCATCAAACAATATGATACATTAAAATTAAGAATTTCCGATAACATCCAAACAAAAGAAAAATTTAATATTAAAGAAGCAATGTTTGATAATCTTTTTGATGACACCCATAAAACCCATAGTAACAATAGCTTAAGTAGCGGTGAATACTATTGTTCTGGACCAGATATGACCTATCAATTATCAGGTGAAATAATAACAATAAAACATCTGAATTTAACGCTAGACCAATTTGTAAAGCTAATTTTTGAATTAAAGGAGGTAAACCAATGAGACACGTTAAGCCCACGCAGGCCGATAAGGCCTATAAATATGCACGACATATCAAAGACCAACCACAAGAGGTCATATCAGCCAGGCTAACCGCACGGTTCAGCAGAACACTATCTGAGATTGATTGCGAAATAATCGCAGACGCCATAAAGAAGGAAGCGATACAATGACCGATCAAGACCTATTCCGCCATTGGATGAGCAGTCAAGGCCTAAGTAACTCTAAGGCCGCAGCTGCTCTAGGCGTCCATATAAGAACCATACCACGCATTAAAAACGGATTAATCCCACTATCCCAGGAGCGCCGCCTTGCAATGGCTGCAATCGCTGCAAAACTGCCGGAATACTGCAAAAATTACCAACTTTCCCTTGTTACGCTTGAAAACCTAGCGTAACACAGCGTAACAAACACCGTAACACCCCTAACCTCTTAATATATCTATCTTTTTAAAGAGATATATTAAGATGTTACGGTGTTACGGTCTATTTCCATACTTCTACACATGCACATATACACACGCATCCGCGGACCGTTTCTAGCGTAACAGCGTAACATTTCCAATTTTAAGAGTGATTTCAATAACTTAACTGTTACACAGTACCGTAACAAGTACCGTAACACCGTAACAATTCCGGTTATTTCTTTAAATGAATTTAGGGTTAGGGTAAGGGTAAAGTCAAGTTAATTCTGCGAGAGTTGGGGTAAGGGGAAGGAAAGTTATAAGGTCCGCGCGCCGCAGCGCCCGGTCTTAGTCACGCGCTTTTAAGGGTATGCCGGCCTAGCCGGCCACCATGCTATTGAGTGCCGGCTGGTCGCCGTCACGCTTTTTTTAAGCGCTGATTTTCAATAAATTCAATATTCAAAAATTCATTCAAAGAAGATCTATCTCAGTTTTTTCTTCCTTAAAGTCCTGAAAATCAATGATTTTTTCAACTTTTAGGGCTGTAGAGCGCTGCAAAACTCCCATGAACCGCATAGGCGACCACGCTTTGGCTCCTGGAAGCCTGCGAAGGGACTGGATCCACACGCCTGGCGTATCAGGCCGCCCCATCCAATGAGTGCCTTTGAAAAGCTCAAGTAGATTTTTATGCTGATTACACACCAGTAAATAAGGTTGACCAACCACTTTAATGATCTTCATGCCATGCCGCTCAAGCGCTTTGTATGAATAATCGCTATCCTTTTTAATCGCGTCATAAATAACCTCACTCACCACCTTTTTTGATCCTGAATTAAAAGGATCTATTTCGCAAGTCAGCAGATGATGGACGCAGGATTGTGCATCATTCATCTTATCATCAGTTTCATTTATAACCTCATAGTCCAGCTGATCGCACCACTTCTTGACATGTTCATCACTCGGCACCTGATTATGTTCTGCAATATGCGCACAGGCCAGAAGATGACCATAAACATCCGCCGACCTTCCCTTGTGATCGACCGCAACCAGGCCATCATAATACTTTGTAAATACATCCTGATAGATTTTATGATAGCGATGAAAGCGCGACTTGAGAGCCTGGCCAATCCGTTTAATCCTTGCTTGATCAAGCAGCGGTTTCGGCGTTCCTTGTGGTATGGCATTAAGGTTTAAAATCGCGATGCGGTTTTGGTCCTGCGGGGGTAGGGGGGGATGAAGAATTGACGAGAACATAAAACATGACTTCGCATGAAATTCCTTGGCTTGGTGATCACTGCCGCCGCGCAGGATCTTACCACCACTGGCCGCCTGCCTAGCCAGCTTGATAACATTGGCTGATCGCCGGTTATCTTCTTCCGCTTCCAGTTCATCAATGATCACCGGCAATGTATCATATTGAAGCTTCTGCCAGATCCCCGCGCCGGTCGGATCCGTCACATCGATACTATTGCCAAGCGCCTCAACAATCACTTCATGCAAAGTTGACTTGCCGGTCGAACTGTCGCCGGTGATCCACATCAACGGCCGCCAGGCCAATGCCCCGCCAACCATCGCCGCCATGATCCAGCCAAGCAACAAATGACTATCAAGTTTTGGCCGCTGAAAAAACCACTGGTTCATAATATCACGCAGTTCATAGCCAGGATTTTCAAGATCATCATAATGCTTCGGCGGCACGCATTTCTCCGCACCTGGATAAACATGATCACCAATTAAGCCAGGCCTTTGCATTTCACCTTCAATTAATATGGCATTGCCAAGATGCCAGATAAGTTGACCGCTTGCCGATAAATGGCAACCGCGGCCGCGGATCTTATCCATCGGGTTAAATATGCCGGCCTTGGCCACGTGCGTCATCAGGATTGTTGATCCAGCCTCGGCCGCCCAACTGTTTTTGACCCGTTTGCCCTCTTTATTAAAGCGCGGCCAGTATGTTTCAACAATTTTCGGCTCAGGAATAAAAAGGCTCTGCAACCTGGTCTTGACAAATTCCTTAAACTTAAGCTCGCGAAGCTGGCTCATGCCATCCAGAAAATATGCCACTTCACCAAGTACACCAAGCGGCTTAACCGGGAAATTATCTGGCAAGGAATAAACGGTCGGATAGTCTTCAACCTTGCCAACCGGCTCACCATAATCATTTTCATCCGGTGCTGGAATTACTTCGGTTGAGTTGTCAAGACCGTCTTTAATTTCAGCCGCTTTTTTCTTTGTTGTTTTTTTCGTCTTTGTTTTTTTCTTAACCATGTGGTTTAATCCTCTGCCCTTAACCAGTCATTGACATCTTTACCATATTTTGTCGGTGTTTTAAAAACTCTCACACGGCGACCCTGGTCCATATGCCATTTTACCGCCGACTGAAATGAATTTTCAGCCGCTTTATTATTTTCATCATTGTCCTTAACAAGAATAACTTTCTTGATATTATCCGGTAATATTATCGCCCCCATATTGGCCAGCGATATGGCAACCAGCACCCGCTTTAAAGGATCCGCCATCACGATCGATAAACCGTCCTCGATCCCTTCGGTGATCACGACCCAATCCCCCGGATCCGCCTTGTATAAAATCTTTTTGCTTTGCCCGCGCCACAGTGGAATATAACCGCCGCGATAATCACCAAGCACCTTTTTCGGATTTTTAACATCAAGCTTGACCACTGTGCCATCATCATCAAACCTTAAATAAGTCCGGTGAATGGCCATCATTAATTTATCTTCATAAGGAACCGAAATTGACGCAACCAAGGCCGGGTGCTTGTCTTTCGTTTCACCTTCATAACATTCAGCTTCAAAGCGAAGCGCCCGCATTTCAAATAACTTCGCTCCTAGGTCAATACCGCGATCGCAAATATAATCGCGGGCCATTGTCCCAACAATTTTGACTTGCGCCCCCAGATATATCCCTTTGGCAATCCCCCACATTTTTTGTTTTTGCTTTATAAGGTCTTGGTCGTTTTTTTGTTTTTGTTTCCGCGCTGTTTGCTTTCGTGCCTGAAATGTAACATAATTTTCATCATCGATGCCAAGCCACTGCTTGGCCCAAATGATCGCCTGGCCACGATCGCCGCCGGTAACTTGCTTTTCAATCAGAATAAGCGCATCGCCCTTTTCTTCTGTAGCATAATCCTTCCAGGCTCCGGCTTTAGCCCCGCGAAAAAACACCAGTGATTTACCGCGACTACCGTCAAGATCGCCGATCGTAAAATATTGACCGCTCATAATAACATTAGGCACAAGCTCCATAACCAGGCTGTCCCACTGTGCATTAAGCATCATAATAATATCTTCAAGTTTTATCGGATCACGATTTTGCACGGCAGAACCCCCAATCGGTCGGAGTGACCATTTTATCGGTCAATTCATAAACCTCGCAGACCATCGCACCGGACGGCTTTGTGCGGCCTTTACGCAGCATACTGACATAATTTTCGCTAACACTTAATTTTTTTGCAATCTCGATATTACTTAAATCGCCGCAACGACACCATTGATCGAAAGTCATTTGTAGTCTCCTTTAGCTAAAAATATAAGTAGCAGTTATATTTTCCTTTGACAAGCCCTTATTTTTATGTGACAACATAATAAGCGACTAGTCGCACTTATTTTAAAGCTCACTGAAAGGGGTAAGATGAAAAAAGCACCAACCACCACCAAATGTAAAGAATGCGGCACTGAGTTGCGCCAGAAAGCCTGGAAGCAATTCTGCTCGATACCATGCCGTAAGACATTTAATAACCGCCGACAATCACGCGGCGCTATTATATATGACCTGGCCATGACTTGGCGACGAAGAAGGAGTAAAGAGGATCTCTCAAACCTTTGCCACCAAATCAGCATATTTCTCCAAGACGATCACGCGTGCACAAGGCAATCATTCAATATGTCATATGAACGTGTTGACTGGAACATTCCAAAGGAGAAACAGTAATGGGTTATTTTTCAAACGGAACCGAAGGTAGTTGCTATGAAGCTCAATATTGCTCAAAGTGTATTCATAACTATAACTCGGAAAATGATTATCCGGGCTGCCCTGTGTGGGGCTTGCAACTCCTAAATAACTATAAACTGTGCAACGAAGAAGACAGCTTTCTTGACGTATTAATTCCACGCAATAAAAATGGCTTAGGCAATCGAAGATGCACAATGTTTAAAGATGATGGAAAAGACCATCAAACAATTGATATGTTTAAGGGAGAAAAAACATGAAAATTAACATCAAATATTTCACATCAAAACCATCAAAGAACGGCACGCGCTATTATTGGCAGCCAACCAAAAAGCTCCGCGATGCCGGGTGGCAGATTAAAAGACTTTCAAATAATAAAGATCAGGCCGCGTTTGAGGCATACGAACAAACCAAAAAGCTCGCCGCGTGGCTGTGCGGATCCGGAAAGATCGATAACACCATTCGCGCAGACAAAACTATTTCAGCCTTGCTTGATGACTTCCTGATCTCGGACGCCTTTAAAAACCTGGCGGCCAATACACAAAAACTTTACCGCAACGGATCCAAAATCATTAAAAATGAAATTGGCCACGCGACTTTTAACACGATCACCGCATCGGATGTCACCCGCTTGAAGGAAAAGTTTGAAACTAAAACACCGGGCAAAGCGCTATGCGTTATTTCAACCGGACAGGCGGCCATGTCCTGGGCCATAAGATCCGGATATGCCGGCGCACCAAAAACATTGGATCTTAACCCCTGGTCAAAGCAGCGGGTAAAAAGGGTCAAGACCAATGTAACCATATGGACACCGGCGCAAGTGGATATGATGGTCACGGCCGCCGATAAAATTGATCCATCGATCGGCACCGCCATCCTGCTTATGGAATGGTTCGGCCAGTACCCATCCGATATTATCGCCATGACCTGGGCGATCTATCTTGAAGGATCTTTTTACTTTAAACGTAAAAAAACCGGCAACCTGATTTCAGCGCCGGTTTCGCCGCGGCTTAAAGAACGGCTATTGGTGGAGAAAATCACCACACCCTTAAGCACCTATATTGTTTGTTGTCATGCCACTGGCAAACCATGGAATATTGAAAACTTAAGAAAGAAATTCCGCGAAGTCCGCAACCTGGCCGCGAAGCAGGATCCAAAGGTTATGAAGCTGAAAATGGGAACCCTGCGTCACACGGCCGTTACTAATATGTTTGACGCAAATATCAATCAAATGGATATTGCTGCCATTACCGGCCATAACATGAAAAGTGTGCAGACAATTCTCGATCGATATAATAAGAGAAGCGAGAGACAGGCAAGACGGGCAACCGCACAGCGCATCATCGATGACGGCCGCCACAGCACCCAATAACCAGCCCAAAAAGAGAAATATTCCACAAATCAGGTGATTTTGTGGAATATTTTTTTAATTTCAAAAGCTGCCGGCACAAAATTTTTCCGGATCTCAGCTGCTATCTTAGAATATTATTTTAACCTGTTATTAATAAAAATAAAAACTGGCCAGCATGAAGTAAATGAACAACATCAGAAAAGTCCAAAATATAATTGCTTCAAGTGGTCTCATTGCTTTCCTCCTTTTCAATTTCATTTGCTCTACAGAAAACTTTTACCATATCCTTGAAAGCTTCAATTTGATAAACATTGAACGCCACCATTTTTCTGATAAAAGCCATTAAGTTCGATGGCATAGCAGTGTAGCCAGGCGGAACTTCCAAAGGAAATTCATATGTTGTAAAAGAATGATTGCAATCCGGGCAGCGGCGGCGACGAGTAATATATTCGCCATTTTTCCTACACCGGCTATCAATCACTTTTGTATCACCATTTTTACATTCCGGACAATTCATTTTTTATTCTCGATAGCCGTGAGCAAGGCATAAAAGGCAGCGCACGCGCCAAGAATACATAAAATCATCGGATAAAAAGCAAACCCTAAAAAAAGACAGAAAGGAAATAGCATAAACGCTAATCCCAAAGCACCTAAAACATTATTTTTCATTTTATATTCCTTCTGTTGTTACTTTATTAACGTTAAGTAAATCAGCCAGCCATTTTGCAGCTTGTTCCGGCTCATTTACAAATTCATTGATTTCGCACAATGGGCCACCCATTGTAATATTGAATGATCCATCATCATTTTCCGTTTTGGTACTGTTAAAGAAAACGGTTGTTCCTTCTGATCTAAATGTCTGTGTCATTTTGGGCCTTTCTTAACGTTAAGTATTTCAAAACGTCTGTTCCATGCGCCAGTTAATTCATGGCGATTACTCATCACCTTATTGCGGCCTTCGCATTTCCTAGAGCAAACTATCTGGAAAAGACGATCTTGTGTATGCTCTACATATTCGATTGTCGGAATACCTCCGCAAAAGGGGCAAGATTTAAGTTCGGTCATTTTAAAATTCCAATCAATATTGCGGCAACAATAGCAATCCATGAAATACGTTTCCAATTTCTCGCCCTGTTATATTCGTGCTTCCATTTATTTAAAATCTCAGATTTTTCTTGGTTAAGAAAAGCGGCTTCAATAAATGATGGTTCCCTGACCTGTTCATCAAGACGGTCAAAATGGTGAAGCAATTCTGATACATCAGATTGATCGACTAAACACTTACCCTCTGCATATCCTCGTTGTCTGTTGGATGATTTTTCACGTAAAGTTTCTAGCACTATGTAAAATGGCTTCATGGCTTATCCTTTTGTTGAGGAACGTCAAGTAATGGTTGAAACTTGATTGGTGCAAACTCATCACCTTCTAATTTCCACACACCTAGAGTGGTCGCAACAATCACATGACCGTCGAATAAAACCATCCCTTTTACTTCTTGGCCTTCTGGCAAATCACACACTTTTTTTATATTTGGTCTTACTTGGGGAAAAACCTTCAGTACAGCTTGGTGGCGCGCCTTCATTAACACCGTTTGTTCGTCACAAGTAAGACCGGGATGCGCCACTTTACATATCATGCAAACATTACTCATTTCTTTTTACCTTTCTTAACATAAAGTAATTTCAATTCTTCTGATAATAATTTATCACCAGCATGTTGCTTGCATAAATCTATGCCATCTATTTTATATACAGCCAACCGAGCACATTGATGATTACTTTCTGGAAAATACCAAGAGCCATGAGATTTTGTAAAGCATTCACAGCGGGCATCTTTAAGCATTCTTAGATGTGCCGCTTGAGTGCGTTTAAGTATTTCTATCTCATACCCCATTTACCGCACCTTTTTGAAGCAACATTTACGAGCTTGGCAACCGCTTCCACAGTCGCAAGGTTGCTTACTCATATAGGCGCGAGCTTTTCTTCCGGGCATTCCTCTGGTTGCCTCAATTTGGACTGTAGTCATTTGCATCATGTTTCGTCGTTCAACATGTTCAACTTTTTCGAATAAATCTTGGCGTTGTTTATTCAGTTCCTTAATTTGGGCTTCACTCATTTGGTGAATTGATCCATCTCTCATATCCATTATTTCTTCCTTTTCTTTTGGTTTTCAACAGTGTTATCGCCCCATTTCCATTCTTCACCAGCACGCAGGGCTTTAATATGCTTGTAAACGATGTTTATTTTCAATCCTGATAGTTCAGCAATCTTTTTAACGGTGTTGGCGTCATTCTCAGCCGCTTCCAGTGCTTTAATCCATTGATCCTTACTGAATGATACCGGACGGGATTGCCATGTACCATTGCGCCGCGCCTGTGCTATCCCCGCCTTGGTACGATCCGAAATCATATCGCGCTCAAACTGTGCAAAGGCGGCTGTAATGTGAAAGACCATCTTTCCTTGTGATGATTGCGTTTCAAGATGTTCCGTAAGGCTTATAAATGATATGCCGCGCTTTTCCAGATCAAGCACGAATTCACAAAGATGTTTCATGCTACGCCCTACACGGTCAAGCTTCCAAACAACAAAGGCGTCACCTTTACGGGCACGCTTTAATGCAAGATTAAACTGTGGTCTTTTATCTGATATACCGGAACACTTTTCAACGAATATCTGCTTTTCATCAACCCCAAAATCTAATAGTGCTTGCCTCTGCATATCTAAATTTTGATCTTCGCGTGATACCCTAGCATAGCCAATCATAAACACTTTTTCGGTTTGTAAGAACATATTTTCCTCTTTCTTAGGGGTTTTGAAACAACTTATTTTATAGAAAGTAAAACATTTAGTTGACAAAGTAAAGAAGAAAGTAATACATTAGGTAAATAATTACTATACGCCCGTTTAACAACGGGCAATAAAAATAAGCCCCGGTGTTGCAGCCAGGGCTTTATTAGTTTAGGGAGGGAGTATTTCAGTACAATGCTAGTCAAAATCAACTAGTGATAAACACCTTAGCCCTCTTTCATGATTTTGTCAAATCCAGTTAGTTATTGGGGCGCGGTAATTGCTGGGAAATCCGCTCTAGCAGCCTTTTGTTATCGTCAAGCTGTTTTTCAATATTCTTTGTAGTAACCTCGATCTTGCCAATTGTCACAGCCTGAGTATTTACCTTGACAGTCAGTACGTCAATTTTTTTGGCCGCTTCTTTTTCGTCTTTTTCAATAGCATCTACTTTGGCTGTCCAAGTCGCCCACGCAGCACCCACTAAAAATAAAGTGATCCCAAGTTGCAGAGTATGTTTAATATTTGATGATAAAACCATTTCCTTATCTTTCATCTATTATCCCCTACTTTACTAATTCATTAATCAAATTAACCATATTATTATTTATCCCCGCCGTAAAATGAAATAATTCCATCCATTAACTTGAATAGTACATGCTTTATCTGACTTTAATTGAAATTCGGCTGTCCCATTTAAAACTGTGTCGGTCTGCATAGCTATGAAAGATGAACGAACCAATGAAAACGTTCCCACAGAGCCGTAAAATTGGTTGTCCCAACTTACTGGAAACGCAGTTTCACCTATACCAGCTTGTAACTGCAATTCAATTTGTGTATTCGGCGAGGCTGTAATAACATCAATATCTGCACGGATATGCACTATATCTCCCAGTTTTAACTGGCTAAAATCAAAGTTATCATTTGTAGTATTCCATAATTCTGTGATGCCTATAGGAGCAAATAGATTGGTTGTTTGAGCACCAGCACCATCGTTTGTTAATTGTGTGAATACTCCTGTACCCGGGATAGAAATCTTGGTTGTTATGGTCGCAACATCCTGAACATCAAAACTTCCCCCAAATAAATTATCAAGGGGGACACTTCCATTCACTGTTTTAATGACATTTGACATAAAAAATTCCTAAAAAATTAAGATACCGGTTGAACGAATAATCGAACGGCACCATCTTCTGAGGTAGCAAATATTTTTTCACCAACACCTGGTTTTGCTGTTACTTGTTCACCAGGCAGAACGGGCTCACCTCTGTCAATTGGAATAGAAGGAGCCGATGTATCAACCTCAACACGCGCGATCTTACCTGAAATTGAAACATTGGAAAGTAATAATGAAACACCATCTGCAGCTGAGACTGCCGTTGTGATGTCAGTCCAGACGTTTTCATTAACAACTATATCGGGAAATCCAACCATTTTCTAACCTCCTATATTATGACGGGCCGTACCCTGAGATTTATCATAAGACCTCAGCGTCCCCATTCCTAGCAAACCAAATAGTAAAGTCATCAACTCAGAAATGTCTAAGCTCGGAAGCGTGATTTCAGGATACCAGATCGCGCAAGCCCAATTAACAACAGGAGCTAGAATGTAATTAAAAAACAGTGCGGCAACACAAACCCATCCAACCGCTGGCCGCCAACCGGAAACAAAAATACTTGGATGAGCGGCTTCCTGCTTGTTAATTTCCATCTGCCCCAGATCAGCATTAACAAGCGTCATAGCAATTTCATGTTTCATTTCCGCTGCTTTAGTTTTGTCCGGGATAAGCTTGTCTATAACACTGCCAACCGTATCAACAATTTTACCTATAAACGGGATCGCCATAACACCACCTTTTTGAACCATTGTCTTATTGATAAAATCAATATATCAGAATAAATATCAAAACAAAATAAAAAAATTATTCATCTTCATAACTTTTCATTATCTTTTTCAGGATCGGCCGCAGTATCGGCTTGAGAATTTTACCCAAAAATTTCGACACAGCACCAGTCCCGGCAATGAACAGCGTAACAACCGCACCGCTCATAACAACCTGGCCCGCAAGCTGGACCAGAATAACAACTGCTGTCGCAATTGTGCCTGATGGTGTGAGTGAGCCATCAAGAACCTTCTCAATTCTCTTTTGAAGACTGCCACTTAATGTTATTGATCCAAGAAGTATCTTGTTAACTTGTTTTTGCAAAGTGCCGGACGGTGCCGATGACCCTGAAAGGATTAAGGCAATCTGTTTTTGTAAAGCGCCGGACGGCGTAATTGATCCGGCTATCGCCTGCTTGACAACCGTCTGTGTTGCAAGATCGCCAGAAGGTGTAATTGATGCAGCAAGGACTTTCTGGATAAGTAATTCGAGACTACCTGTAGCTGTAATCGAACCATCCAAAGATTTATTAACCTGCTTTTGTAAAGCGCCGGAAGGCGTCATTGATCCACCAACGCTTTGATCGAAGGTTGTCGCCCCTGCGCTATAATTTCCGGTGATACTAACCACATCAACTTCAATGCTTACATTGTCCGCGCCTTTTGTTTTTGTATATGTCTGCTGTAGTTCAATGTTTGCACCGTCCCATGTGGTTTTGTCGGCCGAAGTATTAACAAAAGAAAAAGCCGTGACCGACGATGTGGTGTCTGTAGTGTTGGTGATATTGGAAGCAACCGAAGCAAAACTACCGCCAGCATCAGCCGCCGCAAGGATAGTGCCGCCGTTAACAATTCGGATCGCCAGATCATAAGTATCATCATCTGGTGCGGCGCTGACCCGGTATTCAACCTGCCAAGATATATCGTCCATACTGGTAAAATCGGACGGGGTGTTATCAAGTGCCCTCGATAACGTTTCTGTAAGATCAGCAGTAAAAGTCAGACGATTATCGTCTGATGTATCAATAGGGCTTGCGCCGTTAAGGGTTGGAAGCGTTGTCATTTACGTTCTTTCCGCATGTATGGCAGACCACATCATCGGGTGGCCAATCTCCACAATTTATTTTCTCATAACCTATTGACGCCATTTTAGGTTTTATTATTTGCTGGTAATCATTGCTTTTATGTGCCGCCCCCCATGATCCATATTTAACACGCAGGCTGCAAGCATAGGAAAAATCTTTCTTATCCGATATGATCAAAAATTCGCATAGTTTGCCTGAGAACCAACAGCAATGATCACATTTTCCACAGCCGGACATTAGCTGCCAGCAGGGATAGTCAACTCATAAGTAAATTGAATTGCATCGTCAGTCGCAAGGTTAATCAAAGCGAAAACTGATCTATCCATTAATGTTCCACCAGTAACAACATTAAATAATCCGTGTTCCCTAATGGCTCGGGACGCTGTAGCAGTTACGGTGCCAACAGACCGGTAAATATTAGTGCTGGCTCCTTCAACTTGTGAGCCTGTATCACGGGTTTCAACAGGTGTTTCAAGCGCCGTGTCGGTAACATTTTCAGCCGTTGATCCGAGGCCCATTCCATGAAACTTATAATCACCAAACGCCGTAGTCTCGGCAATAAGATTATCAACAACATCATTGACAAAGGCGTTCGTCACAGACTTGGTACTGATTATTCCCAGGTCTTCAATATCGCCGTTGGAGCGGATCACCTTGGCCGATAAACGCGACTCCGGTGTTACTGAACCCCGATGATATCCGGCCGCGCCATCAGTAATCAAAAGCGCCGGCCGGACAAAGTGAGCAATCAACACACGGAACCACTGCGCCGCTAGCATCATGAAATTATTAAATTTAAGTTTTAGCATTTGTTCTGCCTCTCTGTTTCCATCCGCGCTTAAAACAAAAATCAAGCCACCACGATTGTAAGCGCGTTTTCAATGTCTCAGGGGCTTTTAAATTCTCTTTTTTTTCATCAGTCATCGTCTTATCACCACATCCGCCTGACCGGAAGTAAAGTTCCCCGTTTTGAAGCCGATCCGAACATCTAACGACCCGATGCTTTCACCCTTTCGCGAAAACTGGTCAGTAAAATCTTCAAGATCAATAATACCGCCGCCGACACTTCTTGTCTGCACTGTTAGCGTTCCGACAAACGTGTTGGAAGCCTCAACCTCAAAATTCTGCTCACCACTACCACGAAACGGGAACCACTCTGAAAAAGTATCTTGTGCAACTAGGCTTGCCCGTGTTTCTTCTTCAAATGCCATTGCCTAATCTCCGTATTTTTTCCACATTTCCATGAAATGCTTTTCAGTTGCTTTCCCCGCTTCTGTGTTCCAGTATTTCTTATAATACCGGTAGATCGCCTTAACATCACTGGCCGCAGGCAATGGCTCTGGTACTTCCATATAAAAATAACGACACGCTAAAACCATAAAGACTACATCATTCTTAAGCGACTGCTGGTCAGTGCCAAAAGAACAATTATCCACTAAGTTCTTTTCACGAGCCGGGTTATTGGCCAGCCGATTAACAATCAAGTCCGTACAAACCCAGGGTTCCATTTGAAAATAACCACGCGCCGGACCGCCACCGATCTGAACAACATTTTCATCAAGCAACCCCGTTTCCGAAACGCCCGTAAACATCAAAAGTTCTTCCGCACGTTCCGACCAGCAATCATATTCTTTAAGGATCGCCCGAACTATATATTTTCTAAAATGTTTCGCTTTCATTTTTAAGTCAACCTATTTCCGGCCGTCGTAATAGTACCGCCACCATTGTCAAACAACGCTTGTGTTCTTCCAGAATTTTTAAGATCATTATTGGTAACAAGATTAGTCCCGGAAGCACCATCATTAATTTCAATGCCGTGTTTATGTTGGTTCGCCCCACCAAGATGACGCACCGTGGCCAATTGAATATTATTGTCATCACTATTACTACCCACAAAAATCCCACTAGACACATTATCAGCCGCTTGGCTATTTCCGAAACTCTTCACCTGAAGCGCTGAATTGTTAGAAGAGCTAAATAAAGCAAGGCCGTGCAAACTATTTGCAAAAACATGAGTGCCGTCAAAATTGGCAAAATCACACTGGTCAACAAGAATGCCATGCTCGCCGTTTAATTCAGAATAATTATTTGAAAGATCAGAATTATCGCAACGGTCAAAGAACATGCCGCTTTTACCATTTGCAGAAGCACGGTTGACGTTGATTTTTGCCCGCCCTGTAATGTTAGAAACAAACAAGCCGAATTGATCATTTTCATCAAATTGGCAGTTATTTATAATTGGCGCAACCACCCCTGCCCCATCAAAAACCGCGCCGGAAAATCCGGTTTTAGCTGTCCGGTAAATCGTATCATTAAGCTTTAATCTATCGCAAGCAGTACATAAAAAATTATGGAACGTACTATCACGAACAAATCTTGGCTCTATAGTAGAACTATCAAGTCCTGCGCCAGCAATCGAAATGCCAAAACCATTCATTTCCTTAATTGTAAGCTTCCTCCCAATATAACAATAAATGTTAGGGGTTGAAGGTGGGTTGAAAACAATGGCATTTTGATTATTAGTTTGCGTTGACGCTTCACCGGCAATCTGGAAAGCGTCCAAAATAATACTATTTGCGCCGTCTTGCGTAATAGAAAAAATATCCATGGTTTTCGCATTATCTTTGGGACGAACCGTACTACTATCACCATTACCCAATATTGTTATATAACTTTTAACAGCTAGCCCCACACCATCGCTATCATCATCATCAACAATAAAAAGTCCTGTTGGTATATGCAGAAAGGGCGTGCGGTGAATACCAAGAGGAATGCCGTTATCTGCCATAAACTGCGCACGACGAAATGCGAGCATATTATTATCAGCTAATGTCTGATCGCTCATATCGGTGAGTAAATCAGCAGGAAGCAGACCAAACCAACTGATATCTATAACATCAGTTTGATGAACTTTTGATGTTTTAAAAAGTCCCGCCGTACCAAATATCTGATGATTTCCAGCGGATATTAACCCCGTAATAGTGATCGTAAAGGTCGCATCGGGGGCCAATATTGCCGCCTTATTAAAAATTAAATTACTTGTCAGGGTTAAATTACTACTGACTTTATAAGTTCCTTCGGTAAATATAATATTTTGAAAAGCATTCGCCAACAGCAACGCCGCAGAAACATCAACCGCACCCGTAGCATCCGCATTGAACCACAATAAATTTACCGGACCAACAAAAAGCCGCTTTAAATGACTAGTATTGGCCGGGAATGCGGCTTGGTCATCAAATTCAAGGATAACGCCAATATCTTCCTGCGCGGACCCTATCACAACAAGATAATCGCCGCCTTGCCCCTCTGCTGTAATTTTCACCACTTCACCACCGACAAGACCAGACGATGAAATAGCCTTGGCAACTGTGAAGGAAGCAACAATAATGCTCGGATCAGGCGTTAAATTACTAACACCCTGCAAAATTAACGTATCAAGCACCGATTTTGAAGGACCAGCAACAGGCTGTGCAGTGATCGGATCAAACGCCAGAACCTTATCAGCACGCAATTTCTCGACCGGCAGGTCTTGAGCTGGTGAATTTACATCAGCATCAGGAATGCGAAGGGCTTGCGAAATATCACGGTCCCTGTCCTGATCCATTTGCACCATTCGGTTTAATTCAAGATTGACATTTTTTGAATTAAACGCCGCTTCCTGACTAAAATCAGTGATCCGTTTTAATTCAACCTGACGGGTAATGGTTATAATATCACCGGCAGCCGCGCCACTTGTCAGAACGATTGTTCCTCCAGCCTGCGCGCCAACACCCGTAACCGTATAATCAGCAGTAAGAGCAAGAACAGTTGTCAAACCATCCGAAATCTTTGTTTTTTCAATAACAAGATCCACCTGATCAAAAATCGGGAACGTATAATCAAAAATCGTCTGCGCCGCTGCGGCCGTAAATTGATTTCTTGTCGGTACATCCTGGATGAATGCTGGATCTGCCATTTTAATTCTCCGCTATATTTGCCAGATCAGGACCACGATCAGGAAGCCCTTTTCCGGGCCGCCACCAATATCGCTGGTCAAAATCTTTCTTCATTTTCTTTTCCTTGGCCCGAAACGCACGCCGCGCTTTTGGATCTACATTCGCCTGGATCTGGCTTTCAATAAGCCTCTGAAACCCTAATGATAAATACCACAAACTGCCGCCTGGTGTATATCTTTTAAGAAAATTAACACTATCCCGACCAAAATTCAAGTCTTCACCCCGCGCCGCTTCAAGCGCATTACCGGCCGTGAGCGATAATATATCCTGACCAAGCCCCGAAACTGGCCCGGCGATCGTGCTGGAAATACCGCCACCGAAGCGATTTTCCGATGATTTTAAAAAGTCACCGAATATACCAAGGCCGCCACCCTGTAAAAGCGCCGAAGTAATGAATTCCTTGTTATTCATCGGCCGTGGATCCTTGCCGGCCGCAATCTGTTTCGCCTGCATGGCAAGCGCGCCAAAACCAGTCGTCGCGATGAGAAGCTGTGCGGCATATGAACCCTTGCGCGCAAGCGTTTTTTCATCCAGAAGACGGCGGATATGTGTGTAATAAAGCGTTGCCGCAAATGATTTATACATGGCGAAGGATCTCAGTATCTCACCGCCGATCGTACCTGGCCGACTGTCACCAAGCAAAGCCACACGGCCCCGCAGGCTGGTTGATGGCACAGCAAATTCAGTTTCAGACCTGATCATCTCCATCATACTTGTTGCAAGCCCTTCCGCTTCGCCTGGCACCAGATCTTCAATCTGTCTGACCATCGCCGGATCTAAAAATTTTACACCTTGCTCATCCAATAGCTTCGCAGATCTGATCTTGTCCCACTTGTCGGCGCTGATCCCGTAACGCTTCATGGTGTCCGATAATGCTTCCGGAAGCTCATCAAGGCCGCGACCCGAATGCTCGGCCAGTGTCGCCAGAAACTCAAGCCCGAATGCATGACGGCCGGCCTGCGTCCAGGATGACAAGAGTGAAGCACGCAGCACACCATCCGCAAGCCTTGATCCTATCTCGCCATAGGCCACATCACCAGTATATCTGGCTTGTGCCAACGCACGGCCTGACCAGTTTTCCGCAATCAGACTAAGACGCACCGCCAATTTTTGATCATCAATGTTTTTCGGATTAAATAATTTAAGTGTCCGCTTAAGAGTTCCGAGCGTCTTAAGACCATTAAAACGACTGGTCAGCATACCGAAGCCAATATCTGAAATCGCCGAAAGTGCTGCACCACCAAGTTGCGCCGCAACAAGGATCTGCCGCGTGCCGGCCATAGTATTTGCCACAACACCATCAACCGGCGTTGTCGTTTCACCGGTTACAAGTCGGTACATGGCATTGATTTTATGAATGGATTTACTGGCCTGGTTAAGAGCTTTTCCGCCCCCGGTTTTGGCATCT